TAACAGACAGTTTCTATTGTATTATTGCAGTCAATAAAGCGGATTTGTTTATGCTGAGCTATTTTTATATAAAAAGTGGGGTTTTTACTATAATTTATAAAAAAAACCACAAAACTCGGATATTATTGGCGGAATTTTATCTTCTAAAATAATAGCTTCAAGATACTCCTTATTTGCTCCCCAAATAAAGCAATTAGGAATTTCTTTCCATTCCCCTTTTAATAGAATACGCTTGTAAGATGTTACATTATCATTAAACAAGGAAACTCTGGTGTAAGAAACTGAGACAAATTGAATATTAGTACATCCTTGGAACATTCCACTACGAAGTAGCGAGCCTTTGAATTTAGTTAATTCATCAAATGATTTGATTTTTGTATTATTTTGGAATACAGTCCCGATGGAACTAACGGCTGCAGCTTCCTCCATAGAGAGCTCTCCATCACCGTCTTTATCCCAATTTTCAACGCAGATGCGCTTCACCTCAGGGTCTTCGAAGCGAATCCACCATTTAGCAATGTTCAGCTTAAGCTTTGGATAGTGCGTCATAAGCGCATCGTAGGTGTCACGATAAGCACCTGTGGATAGGTTGATTGTACCGTCAAGCACCGGATATGGGTCGTTGCCGTACTGACCTTCTGCATCGATGCCCTGATATGTGCCATCAACCAGCTGGGAGAGCTTATCGAAGGCTCGTCCATCGGTGAAGGTCTCGTTGAAGCCGACACAGCGCACGTAGCGGAGGGCATGAGATGTTTGCCCTACTTGCGCATCCATAATGTCGATGAGTTTCTTGACAGGCTGGAGGTTATCACAACCGCTAACAAAGTAACTCATCACGTTCGGAGCGCACGCTTCGGTGTTGCAGTGCTCATTGGTGAGCTTATCGAGGTTCTTCAGCTCGACGTATGACGTGGTAGCAGGATAGTCCACCTCTTCGAGTGTCCCACCATCTGCAAAGTGTGCTTCGGTAAGTGATGACCCACCAGCGAGGAACTTGCGCAGACGATAGTTTCCTCGCATATCAAGCGCACCACCAAGGGTCGAGATGTTCTGTACATCAATCTCCTCTAAGGAGGAGGTATTACCAAGCGTAAGAGAAGAGATAAGTATCTTCACGTTCTGCTCATTCTCGTCTCCAAGTTTCAATCGCTTGAGTCGCTTACCAATGATAGATAAAGCACCATTGATGACATACGAAGACCAATCGCCTATATCGAGCAGATAGTCTGCTGACTTGACAGAGAGCTGCTGGTCCGAAGTGCCGTTCACGTCTACTACTATCTCACAAGCTTTACCAGCGTCAGTGCGTGCACCACGCATAATGGTAGTACCGTATGCGATGGTTGGATATAGCTTCATTGCAGGCGTCAGGCGCAGAACTATCGAGTTAGTAGTTGCGTCAGCCTGTGCAGAGGTACGTACGGTGATTGCCCCTTCAGCCGTTTTTGCGTCGTAATCGCCGAAGCTGTATTTGCTCTGCAGATATTGAATGCGCTTCTTCACCCACGCTACTTCAGGCGACTGACCATCACCAAGCGACTGACCCAACGGGTCGGTATCATTCGTGTATTTACCCTGCAGCATAGCAAGCTTCATCTGCTCATAGAGCTTACCATCCTCGTTATAGAGCATGGACGAGAAGTTATCAATGACCGAGAAGAAATATTTCTGGAAGAACGCGAAGAGCTTCTGCTGGTGCGTTCCCTTCTGTAGCCCGCCCAATTCCTCCATCTTGGCCAGCATGCGGCGCATCATCTGTGCACGCTCTTCCGGGTACGCTTGTTCCATAAGATTCCACAAGACGGACTTTTCTCCATTCCAAACAGGAGTACCGTCCTCGTATGTATCGTGATATTCTACCCAGTAGGGTTTTTTCATCAAACCTTGATTAATAACTGTAAAGATTGTATCAAGGTCATCTTGACGAAATCTCCATTTGCTCTTTGCCATATTATTCTACATTAAAGTTATAAGGGTATGTGTTCTTAGTACAGTTGTCAGTTGCAGCTTTTACTTCTACGTATAATTGATGATAGAGTAAGTCCATGATGTCCCAGTACTGTGACTGCTCAGTACGTAGCTTCTGAATACGTGCTGACTTGAATAGCTTATTAAGCTTAACGACATCACTAATCGAATTGAATATATCCTCCGTTAATCCGTACTTATCTCCGACTAACTGCTGCCGAAGATTCATCACTGACACACCGCTATCGAGTGTTGACGGACAGAACTTCTTGTAAAGCGAATCATAATAGTATAGGTTGTATTGATTTAAGTCGCCTTCCTTTGCAATCCAATACTCGATATGCGTTGAATGTGGGGCTGCATTCAGTTCGTCCAGTGTACCGTTGAAAGGCTCGATAAACGTATTACATTGATATACGATGTTATAAGCTGGAATATACGATTCTATAAGCTGCTCTGCCCTCTGACGGGTCTCATTGTCTGCTGTTGTCTTATCATCAGTAGGTAA